CTGTGCCGAGACGAACATTGTACTGACGCTCGATCTCGCTTCGGGTCTTCTTGGTCTTGTAGCAGGCCCACGAAAGCCCGTCGGCGTCGGTGCCCCAGTAGGTGTGCATGATATCCCACGGGGTGATGTCCACATACGTGGTGTTCTCGTCCCGCTTGACCAGTAACGCCCTGCCTGCGTACCAGCCCCGAAGGGTGATGTACCAAGCAAGCTGGCTCTGGAGATCGGGCAGAAGCCGATTGGACAGCCTCTCGTCGGCGGATCGGAACGCGCCGATGATGAACCGCTCCTTGTCGTTGTTTACTTCCCGGTTACTGCGGGGGTTCCCCGCAGGGGGGATGCGAATCACCCGGTCTGCCGCCGCCATCCATGAGATGATCTTGTCGGCGTAGGTCTGCGGCTCGTTGGAGGTGTAGCTCTGGTAACCGTCGCCTGCGTCGTAGGGGTTGAGGCGATAGAGTTGGTGATCGGTGTCCATCCGATTTCGGAGAGGTTCGGTCACCGTGGCATGGGCCTCGACCAGATCGAGTATGTCTTCCACCTTGCGTCGGGCCATTAACTCCACCTTTTGACTTTAATAAAGCCTTTGTTTCCTATGTGGCCGTAGCCGAACTTGTCAACGAGGCCGTAGACAACGGCCTTGACCCCGTGGTTGTTCTTGTCCTCCGGGGTGTCTCCCACTATATTACCATCTCTGTCCATGCGCCAGCGATAGGCGTGTGTTTGTCCGTCCATAGGAGACGGGATCGCGCCGAATTCTGACAGAATCCCTTTGCAGGTTGGATTAAAAACGATTTTCGGGGCATTAGAAATCGGATCGGGCTTCAGAAAGGACTTCAGCCTTTCGCTTCCTTCGTTGATCCGAATCTTCTGAGCCGCCAGATACACCCCTGTTTCCTGAAGCCAAATCTCCGCAGGGGCGGACATGGCCTGATGCTGGTATCCAGCGATGTCGATGACTCCCCCGACCACGTCCTTCCACCAGGGACGGGACTGGGCGATCTGTATGATCTCCGAGGTGATCAGCCCCTGTTCGTAAATCTCATCGATGACATTGACCTGCCCGTTTATCTCCTGAACCACCTCGACGGCGTAGGCTCCCGCGTAGCCGGGGTCGATCCATAGCTGGACGGGGTCTCCCACCGACCATTCGGCGTCGGGGGTGATGTGCAGGTCGGCCCGGAACTCCCCGAAGACAAGACCCTGCGGGGGCGAGGGGATTCCCTCGATGCGCTCCATGAAGAAATCGTCCGAGGCCATGGACTTGAGGCGGAGTATCTCCGGGTCTGACTTGCCGCCGGGGTACAGGTGATTGTTGGAGTACGACGGCAGGGAGAAGCTCTGTTCATCTTCCGTCGGATGTTGCCAAGTCTGAAATAGCTGGGGATACCAGCCCAGCGATCCCTCGAAAGTCCCGGCCAAAAACAGCCAGCCGCGCTTAGGTGCGCACCTACCTCGCATCCTGTGGAAGGAATCGAGATCAAGCTGGGAAGCTTCGCATCCAATGATTCCATTGGGCGCTCTCATGGCCAGCGTCCTTGGGTCTTTCGCGCTCTTGGTCTCTATCCGGGTGCCGTCCGCCAGGACGATCCTGCCCGGATCGACGCGCTTGGACGCCTCGGCAAGTATCCCAAGCGTGGCGAAATCCTGTATCAGGTACTCAAACTCGGCCTTGGTGCGTTCATAGTCCGCCGCAACGAGCCAGTAAAGCCCAGGCTCATCGGTCTCAAGGAACCTGGAGACGAGATACTTTGAGGCCACCATGGACTTTCCCGCCTGCTCGCCGCCTGCAACGAGGATAAACCTCTTGCGGCTTTCGAGGATGGGTATCTGCTTCTCGGTGGGATTAAAGTCCAGCTTTGAGAAGAGGTATTCGGTGATGCCCGGAGCTTGCATGGTGGTCACGGCAACGCTCCAAGGGACAGTATCTTCCCTTCTCCCTCGGCCCTCTGGATCGGCGGCTCCGTCGAGATGTCTCCGAATTGGCCTGGAGTGTTCCATGTGAAGTCAAGGCCAAGGCCACGGCCAGCCGTAGTGTATGGAAGCGTTGAGGCAAGCCACGCCTGATCTGCCCATTTCTCGATATCGTAGGGGATCAGGTTGCCAAACTGATCGTACTTCTCGAATTGAGAACTAATATAAGATTTCTCACGCCCTGGATGCCAATCTGCTTGTCGCCATATATCCCCTGGATCAATCGCCTCAATGCGCCCAATCCCCTTGGCGGGGTCTATCAGGGCTTCAACGTCTGTTCCCAGCACATCCATAATGTCCATATCCGAATATTTATACATGGGCGTGTCGCGAGCTTCCACTGCACTCAGGACTGCTTGTTGGGTCTTAAATGGCCTATGAAATGCGCTCTTGCTTGTCAGTCCTTGATCGTCCCACTGTTGAAACATAATCTTTTCGTTAGGCTGAAGTTGATTACGCATGATGTATTGGGCTTCAGGCCCAGCATCGGCAAAGCCAGGGAACCCTCTCCCTCCGGGATATTCCAACGCCTGATAGGTCGATATACCCGGCTCCATACCCGGCGGGTCTGTAGTCCAGATGCCAGATCGGCCAAGGGCGCCTTCTGGCAATTCCTTTCCTCGTCCTTCGGCAAATAGCTTCACTATTAGCTCATTGGGTTTATAATCCCCCACTCGATCTGCGGGGGGAACCTCCGCAGGAGGCGGCATCCCTGCCCGGAGGTAGACCAATCTTGGATCGTTTCGCATCATGAAATTTTGGATAGCTTTTGAAGTTGTCTTGATGGGAGCGGTCACGGCCTTTCCGCCACCGAGCGTTGCCACATCGGCAACATCCAATCCGACAGAGAGCGCTCTCTCCCACGGCCCCATCTCGTTCCAGTTCAGGGCGGTGCCAGCAACGGGAACAAATCCCATCGCCATACGGAACTGTTCTTCAGTGAGTTCGGGAGGCACGAAAGGGGCGACGTTGGAGAACGCCCCGTAGATATCTTCGGGCATCCCTGTCCCAAAACCATATCTGCCGTGGCCCGGTGCGTGAGGCATATCTATTCCCGCTTTCGAGCGAGAAGTTTTTCCACTTCATCGACTGCGCTACGCTGGGCCTCTTCAGCCTCGTTGACGGCTGGCTTGTTCTTCCCAGTGTTGCGGCTCTCGCGCACCCACTTCTTCCACTCGACCATCATTTCCTTGACCTCGTCGGTGACTGTGTTGCCGTCCCGGCGATACTTCTCAGGCCAGTGGGCGTTGAGAAGCGTGATTAACAGCACCGGGTTGTCGTTGGGCTTTTGAACCTTGACCCGCTCCCAGGCGATGTCCTGAATATGCTCTCGGTATAGCTCCTTGGCTACGGCATACTTGGCCCTGAACCCGTGAGCGTCACTTCTGTTCCAGTCGTCCACGGTAGACCTGCCCACGTCAGCCGCCGCGCACGAAGCCCGGACAGTCCCACACTCACCATAGGCCACCAGGAAGGCGTCCTGTCGGGCGCGAACGAAGTCAGGCTCAACCTTGCCCTTGTACGAGCGGTCACGCTTCTTTGCTGGCATTAGTACTCCCCCATCGTGGCATTCGATATGTCCGCAAGGCCGTCCCGCACAACCACACCGAGGGCTTCGATTGCGCCCATTGATGTCGCCGCGTCATTATTGCCCAGGGCAGTCAAGGCACGGGCCACTGTTAGAACGGCTCCCACAAGGCAATCGGGAATATGTTCGGCCTCCGGGCTTTCGTTAACAAAACAATTACAATGCAACGCGTCGCTCATCGGTGGCCTGCCCATTCTTCGAGGATTTCCCCGCCCATGATAGTCACAGCCTCATCCCCGCAGAACATCTTCATGCCTTCCCGTGTGCTGATGCTCCACCATTTCTCTGGCAACGAGTAGACAAACTGAGTCGCGCCCTGTATGTCTTTCGTGTCCCACGGCAACGCCTCCTCCTCGATCTGACAGAAGGCACATTTGAACGTCCGAGGGGTGTTTTGCTTGATTGAGTCTACCATCCTACCTCCAAATTAAGCGTCTGACTGCAACACATCCTTGGCCAGCGCGATGATTCCCGCAATACAGCCAATCGAGACCTCAACGAGATCGTTGAGTATTGATATTATAGCCACACTTCCAAGAAGCACAAGGGCCAGGAATATCTGAGGCCGCACCTTGCCCAAAAATCTTTCCATGAAATTCCTCCAGGTTCCAGGTTCTAGATTTCAGTTATACAGTACCTAAGAATATTTCACAATATCCCACCCCCTTTAGGGGGGGTGGGTGAAATATTCTACATACAGTAAGGAATACAGTAGGGGGAGCGATCCCAGTCCCAGCAGGCCATTTTCATTACAGTGAAATGTACAGATATTTCAGTGAAATGCAGGGGATCTCACTGTAATTCCTTGAAATTTCATTGAAATGTACAGGTCAGGGGAAGCCACTTTAAGGCCAAAAGTCTGTCAGGGGTATAAGCCTATACTATTAGAAGAGTTCAAGCCATACCCCCTCCCCCCTCGGCTCCCGGCTCCTGGCCCGAAGGGCCAGACCGGGCGCGGCTCCTTCTCTCTCTCTATGTGGCCGGTTTTTGGCCGTTCCGGTCTGTTTCTAGTCTTAGATTTGACACCCGGTACTTGACCTATGGTAGGATTCGGTCAGTGTTCCTGACTAGTCACTGACTGACGGTGACTATGAATTCGTGAACACTGGAGATGAAACAATGACGACCACGACCACGACGACGACCACGACCAATCACGAGACCATTGCTCGGAAAATGACAGCCGAATTCTATGATCTGCCCAAGCATATCCGAACCGCATCCTCTGGAATCATCTGGACGGGAAAATCACCCGTCAATGGACAGGAAATCATGGCTATCGTTTCCGGTCTCAAGACAGCGTCGGACAATGACAAGACCGGGCCAATGGCACAAGTGGATATCCTAGTCGCTGACGAACACCCCATCGAAGCGATTAAGACCGGCGCTGACGAAGCAGTTTGTGGCGCCTGTCCACTACGTCCAGACCGACTCGGTAAGCGGGTTTGCTACGTCAATCTGGGATTCGGGCCAGCGTCCAAATTCCGGGCGTCTGTGCGTGGCAGTTACGAGATGATCACGCCGTATCAGTTAGGCGTCATCCTTGCCTATCGCAACCGTGGTGTTCGCTTCGGATCTTATGGCGATCCTGCCATGTTGCCATACGAAGTGGCCGAGACAATTCTTCGGGTGTCAGGCGTCAAGCATACGAGCTACACGCACCAATGGATGGAACCATGGTTCGACGCTCGGCACCTCAGCTATTCCATGGCCAGCGTGGACGCTGTGAACACGGTTTCTAAGCTTCTCGCAATCCATCCCAATGCCAGATATTACATGTTGGTCGATAGCTATGACGCTCTGCCTGAGAACACAATCGCTTGCCCATCCAAGTCAGACCGGCGCAACGCTGACGACAAGCGTCAAGTAACCTGTGCCGACTGTGGTCTGTGTGCAGGCACAACTCGACAGGCAAAGAACATCGCAATCGTCGAGGGATCATAGTCAGGCACGAATTCAGAAAATCTAGGCACAAAATTTAGGAGATGATATGAGAGTAGAAGTTTATTTCAATCTGCACCGCAAACTCTGGTCAGTGGTTGACCTATCGACAGGCTTGGTCGTGGAACACGTCCACGAAATAGCCATAGCTAACCCCGTGTTCACGGTTCAACCCGCTGGACGCGCCAAAGTCATCCGAGACGGACGCAAAAATGTCCATGCTTTTGTGCGTGGACAGCGTGTTGAGCGACCCATTATCAACGATCACGGGATGCTGGATTGCGAGACGCTCCAGGTGTACACCGATGGCGTCCCGGTCTACTACAATCCGTATAAATGCTGTGAGGATTGCGGGACGCTGGATTTGTGCGCCGGTCTGGACACCTGTCGAGCATCGTTTGTGACTAAGCCTGACGGGGCGCCTATCCACGGCGCCGATGTGGCCACGCTATCAGGCCGAAGCGTCACAGCCTATGCGAGGTGATCAGGCACAACTAACACCCGACATCGACGTTACCGGCAACCCACAGCCTGGGGTAGGTGCACACCTACCCCGCCAACATCGCCAGGAGTTGAGCACAATGTCTGAACGAACAATTGAATTTCTTGCCGAAGTGGATAACCATTCCAACATTCAAGGCCTCGACGGCGATGGTTTTGAGCGTAACCGCATAGCCGACACCATAGCCACCAAAGTGGTCGTCGATACCGAGTGCGGGACAGTCGTCGTGAGGATGTATATCGACGGCCAGCGATACGCCGAAGGCGACTACTACACCGACGACAAGGCCGACGCATTGGCCACAGCTAAATCGATCAGGGACAAGGCCTCTGTCAGGCGACACCGGGGTGACCACATCGAATGCCAGCCATGCGCCGACATTGTCGAGGCGATGCGCTGGTGGCTGGACGACTGCACCCTG